TCCTTACTGAAATGATACCAAATACCGTGAGTACAGAATGTTCTCCAGAATTGTCGAACGTGAACCTTCTCATGTTCTATAAGAGGGAGGTTATTCTTATGCGCTGGACGCACGAAAATAATGAATCCGAAGACGAACGCTGCGAACCTTTTGGGAATGAACGTGCTTAACGGAATAATAATATGTGGAAACATTTTTTTTACCTCTGCCCTTGACAGATTGCGTTTTATGGTGTATAATCTAGCTTGTAGTCCCAGAGGGGTATATAAGGATTAATTTGATACCATACCTGTAACATCTGAATCGAACAGATCAGATTCTTTCTTCATATCATCTAAAAATTCATCCAATGACATTTCTTCATTAGACATATCCTCGACACCTTCATTGTAATTCTCTTCAAGATAGTTAGCCATCTCTTTAAGAGCAGTCTTATACTGTTGCAACATTTCCTCAGCAGGAACAGCTAGAGACATAAGCTTATCAGTAAAAATGACAATAACATTGGTGGGAGTATCCTGATAGACCATATACGTTTTAAAGGTAAAAAACTTCTCACCCGTCTTCAGTGTGTTTTGCATCAGACTCATTGCATTATTAACGATAATAGAACCGGCAGTTTCGTCCAGAACTTCACATATAACTTCTTCGCCAGTAACTAACTTTAAATGTTTAACTGAAGAACTCATCATCATTATCCTTAGATATTATAGGTTTTAGGTCAATAGGATACACTTTATAAGCAAATCCTTCTTTAGTATATATCTTAATCCTTTCGGCACTATGTTTCAAAGTAAAGTTCTTATGAGATTTGACATGGAGATCGTCAGCGATATCAATAAGCTTAGTAGTCCTACCATCGTCAGACTGACGAAGACCCCTGCCAATTGATTGGAGTACCTTAACTTGGGATTTGGATGGAGTCGCGAATACAATATTATGAAGATTGCGGATGTTGATGCCAGTGCTGAAAGTGCCAAGAGAGGCAACAATAATTGAGTCATGTTCTTTTTCTACGATACCTCGTATCTGTTCACGATCAGTAGCATCTACTTCACCAGAAACATAAAACACTTTACGTCCCTCTGCTGCCATAGATTTGATCATCTCATGCAATACCTTACCATGTTTCTCAACAAACTGAAACATCACCAAGGTATTACCCTTTTGGTCTAGTGCAATCTTACTTATAAACTTATTACGTGGTTCATATGTAACAATATAATCAAGTTCCTCTTGGTAGTTCTTATCTCTCATCATATTACAGATATCACTATGATACCTTAATAATAGAATTGATATATCCAACTCCGCAAGTTGTTTATTCTTTTGCAATTCCACGGTGCGTGTCACCGTAAATGTCGGCCCAAATAAACCTTCTAACACCAACTTGTTAGTCTCAGTACCATCCAGTGTTCCTGTGAGACCGAATCTGTACTGTGCTTCTGTGCACTTGTCCATCATCGTAGAGAGAGACTTTGCTTTGAAAAGATGTACTTCGTCTCCAAAGACGGTGTTGAACTGTTCGAACCATTCTTTACCAAACTTATAGATTGACTGCCACGTAGAGATTATCACACGTTTGTCAGTAACCTTTTCTTTACCAGAGTATATCTTATGACAGAACTCATCCGCATCATAACCGTAGTCCGCAAAGTCCTTGTACATTTGTTCTACCAAAGAGGTAGTTGGGACGATGACCAATATCTTCCCCTCGGTCACTTCATAACAATACCGCAGAAGGTTGTAAATAATAAAGGATTTACCACTACCCGTAGGACTCAACAGAAGACAACGTCTGTTCTCGACTCCGTGTGCGATAGCTTTGTATTGGTAGTCTCTGGGTTTGAAAGGAACGTCCAGAACCGACAAGAAGTCAATCAGGGCAGGGTGGTCTATCTCTTCCTTGAAGGAGGGTATTCCATAGACCTCGTGTTCGAGTATCTCTAGCTGATAAAAACGATCTGCACAGAAACGCCGTAGATGTGTATAGAGACCTACGTTCATTTGTTTTGAAACCATGTTGTACAGTTTCACCTTCCCGTCCCAGTGACGAGATTTGAACGCCGGCATAAATTTATAGCCAGGCACGAAGAAAGAGAAGTATTCCCTCAATTCATTTTCTTGTGCTGGATGGGCCTCCACCATAAAATGGGAGTGGTCTTTCAACCTTATTCGTATCTTGTTATCCACCGGCTTCGAACTTTCTCCAATCAATCATATTTTTGATGGTCTGATGTCTCCACTTCAGCGTGTCGACTATATTACTTAGGGATTCGATAAGTGTCTTATGGTATAGGATCTTCTCCTCAGACTTCTGAATCTCAGGGTCTGAATCGTAATAGTAGTCCATCTCACCCTTCAACATACGAAGACCATTGAACGGGTCTAAGTCCCATCCAGTAGCGACTATCTCTTCTTGAGACATCTTCCCGTTGTAGTATAAGAATTTTTGTTTTAGTAACGTCTTCTGACAGTTTTCAGAACGTTTGAGTTGTAACTTGGCGAGCGCCAGATACTGCAAGTACTTTGCATGTAGTGATGGAGTCTGTCGGGAGACTTCGTCCAATTGGTGTTGTGATATCTCACAGTCTTTCTGCCACTCGGTAAGAATGGATTCTAAATCAATCATATAAAAACCTTTTCATGTAAGGTATATATTATAACACTAACTCGTTATAAAATCAATGCAATCTTTCCAATAATCTTCATCATGTCCCAACACATAACTTAGTGTCAGTCTGTAGCAACCCGTCTTTGCAGCATGATACACCACATCACCTGAACCATATGCACCAAAGTGACCAGCCTTGAGATTCCAACCCCTCTCATCTTGGATGGTTATTACCTCCTGAGTCTTAGGGTCTACGTACTTGAACCACCCGTCACCACTCTCTGACCACGTAAATATTAAGTTGTACGCAGAAGCGTTCGCATTATTATGCCAACCAATAAATCCTTCTGGTGGGTATAGAGTTGATAACGCACTGTGCTGAACACCCAACTCTTCGGTCAAAGTGTTGTTGAGATTGTGCCACGTCTTTGCATACTCTTCAGGATGAGTACCGTTATAGTGGTCTGGTTTTATAGGATAACATACTGACGTAGATGCAGAACCGTCATGCTCCTCACCCATGTCAATGATCTTCCACATTTCATCTTCACCAGTATACAGGTCGGCCTTACCTTTCAGTTCTGAAAAGAGGCAACTATTTGAATTCTCTGGTCGGTACAACTCTCGGTAGGTATAACGAAAGTCCTCAAGAATACTAAGAACTGAGTCGTTCTTAATTGAGTATTTTTTTAAACTCACGACAGTACAAATTCGGTGAATCTGAAAGTCGTGTCAAAGTTTATATAGGTAACGTCACCTATGGTGGAGGTAAGTTCTATAGCACCCAACTGAGTAGGTATACAGTTCTTATATTTGATTTGTGCACAGAAGTTATTGTGGCTTGTCAACACAATCACTGTAATGTCGTGATGTATTCCACCCACTTTTTGATAAACGGAATCCTCCAACCACTTCTGAACTTCTTTGTATGCAGTGAGATCTTCATCTAGGATAAGATTTAAGGACAACTCACCATACGCGATAGTGTCGCCTGGCATGGGTAAACCTTGAATCCTAGGAATGGGTACTTCGACTGCGGTCACAGATGCGCCGGGGTGCTGAACCGATTGAGCAAAAAACTCAAGATTGCCGTACTCTTCGCGCTCAATGATTACACGAAATCCTGTAGGTTGTAAAAAGTTTTTGTTGTCTGTTAAGCTCATATCAAATCCCCTAAGTTCATTGTATTTATACGGGTTATAAGTGCCATCCGTGGCAGGCTAACTCCTTACTTTGTTTCTTCGGGTGATGTCGCATCTGTCCCCGTCTTATCAGCAACATCTTTAATCACGTTAGACGTTACATCCAAAACACCGGCAGTGATACCAAAGACATCGGAACCGACACCTTTAATAATACCACCCGTACCATCAATA